CTTTCCTTTGAGCTTGGCGCGCGTCACACGGGGGGGGAATCTCCGACCCCTATGTATCTAAAAAATTTATTACCTTTACCCCATGTACGAGATAACATTACAGAACAGATTACAGGTAGGATTTGCATTAGGCTTTTCTATATACAGGGCAGATGCCGACTTCAGTTATAGTGAATACATCCTATTTTTGGGATTGATAAGTTTACATATACGGGTAGAATAACATTGTGTTTGGTGAATGAACTGATTGGGTAGTGACTTTCGGTTCTTAAGAAAGGGGCTTCGGCTTCTTTTTTTTGCTATTATCGACATTATGTGTTGATTCTATGTTGATTTTGTGCTGATAATTTTGAGCTAACTATCTGAGTTTCAAGACTAGTGTTGATTATGTTGATTTTAATATCCAATACAGTGAGAGAATAATAATAATATATATTATATATATATATATATATAGAGCGACCAAAGAAATCAGCATTTTGTTTATTTAATAAAAAGGTTTATCTTTGTAGAAATCAAATCAAATAAAGATGAGTCAATCAGGATACACTCCTAAAGAGTTACACTTCTCGGAATTGGGAAGGGAAAAATTATTCAAGGGATTAGAGAAAATCACTACTGCAGTTGGCAGCACATTAGGACCTCAGGGGAGCACTGTGTTGATAGAGTCAGAGGAGCACATTGCGGGAATGACTGTCACGAAGGATGGAGTTACTGTAGCTAAGTCGATAGCATTGCTTGACCCTGTTGAGAACCTTGCGGTACGTATCGTAAAGGAGGCGGCGGAGAAGACTGCGTTATCTGCGGGTGATGGTACAACGACAGCAATAGTTCTATCGAACGCGTTTGTCCGTAGTGGAGATGCTGAGTTGGTGGAGGGTTTAAACAAGACGCTTGTATTGCGTGAGTTGACTGAGCTAACAAATGTTGTGGTTGGGAAATTAAAGAAGATGAGCAAGCCGGTCACTAACGACACACTTGCTAGTGTTGCCACAATTTCGGCAAACAATGACCCTGTGATAGGGAATATAATTGCGGATGTATATAAGGAGGTTGGAACAAATGGTATTGTTACTGTTGAGCGTTCACAGACTTCAGATACGCATTTTGAGACCACGATGGGGATTAAGGTAGACAGAGGATATTCATCGAACCTGTTTATCAACAACCACAAGAAGGACGAGTGCATCTTTGAGGATGTGCATGTGTTGGTCAGCGACGCTGAGATAAGCAACATACTACAGATTGAGAATATACTTAAGCCGATTATTAAGGAAGGCAGCAAGTTACTTATAGTTGCCCCATGTTCGGGTAACGTAATAAACACGTTGTCTGCTAACGTTATGAAGAACGGTTTAAAGATATGTGTTATACAACCACCAAACTTTGGATACAAGCAGCATGAGTTGATGAATGACATCGCTTTATCTGTTGGGGCTACGTACTTCAGTGAGAAGACGGGTGATGATTTAAGCTTGATGGAGATGACTGACTTGGGTAAAGCTAAGAAGGCTATCATTGGAAGGTCTTCTACTATCATTATCAAAGATGACGAGGTGGTATCACAAGGAGATATTGATGAGCGCGTTGAGCAGCTTCACGGAGCGCATGCAGCATCTAGTACAAAGGTTGAGCGTGAGTTCATTCTATCTAGGATAGCTTCATTAACCGGTGGTGTTGGTGTAATTTACGTCGGCGGTCAGACTGACATGGAGCATAAAGAGTTGTTTGATAGAGTAGATGACGCTGTGTGTGCTGTACGTTCGGCTACTATGGAGGGTATTCTACCGGGTGGTGGATTGGCTCTACAAAACATCTCTACGTTACTATCTAGCAATCAAGATTGGTCTAAGGAGAAGCTTACGGCTTACTCTATAATGAGGAAATCATTACTTGCACCGATTAAGACCATCTTATTTAATGCAGGATTAAAGTATAGCGACATATACATGGACGTTCCGTTTAAGAAAGGACATGGTTATGACGTGAAGAACGGTAAATACGGTAACTTAATGAAGATGGGTGTTATTGACCCTATGAAGGTTACTAAGAATGCCTTACAAAACTCTGTTTCGGTAGCTATTACGTTACTAAGTACTAACGCTATTGTCACAATGGCACGTAGTTATGACACAAAAGGTTAAGATATGAGTGATTTCAAGTCAAGATTAGACACAGAGAAGGTTGAGCTAGAGGATAGGTTGGTTAAGTTGAAGGATTTTCTAGATTCTGACGCCGCTATGGCAGTTAGCAGAAACCAAAGAGAGCTAATGAAGCTTCAGGCATCAGCGATGAATACTTATTTAAGCATATTAAAATATAGAATTGAACAACTATGAGACCAATAGGAAAATACATCGCGATTAAAGAGATAAAGGAAGAGGTTAAGACTGAGTCAGGCCTCTTACTTTCTCATGATGACGTAAAGGATATACGATATAAGAAGGCTATAGTAGCAGAGCCGGGTACTTTAGTAGAAGTGATAGTATCAGATGATGTTATTTACTACGATAGTACAGCCGGGTACTCTATGTTCATCGAGAATGAGCAGTTTACTATTATTCAGGAGCGCGATGTCGTAGTAGTTTTGTAGCTGCATTCATTTCTTTAATAAAATTACGGTACACCTTGTCGGAATACTTTACATTCTTGGCATACATAGGGTTATTAGCTTGAGTGGTGGGGATTTCCTCGCCACTTAGCTTTTTATATATAGACGTAACTAGTCTATTGGCTTTATATGAGAGTACGTAGACTGTTTTTGTAGGTCCGCATCGCTTTCTAAACACCTTTATCCAATCTAACTTTCTTAGACGTTCGAATCTACACACATCCCATCGTAGTAATTCGTCAAACTCGGTGAACTTGGCTTTATCGAAATGCTTTTCGGAGTGAAGGAACAGTATCATGTCTAAATCACACTGACTTAATTTGTACTTTGCCTTAACGAAGTAGCGTATAACTCTCCAATACTTTAGGTAATCGTCTTTCATTTGATTTGATTTTATATGACAAAGGTATGGAATTGTAAACAGACCTAGTTAAATTAATATTAACTATATTTGTAGAAACAAAACAATACTATGGCACGAGATTTAAAGAACCCTTTATCGGGGTCTAAGTTTGACCCACCAAAGAAGACTAAGTGGCAGAAAGCTATTGATAAGAGTGGTGGTGATGCTAGTATTTGGAACATTCAGTACGGTAAGAACGAGAAGAAACCATCTAATGACGAAGTTAGGGCTTACTACCTAGCTAGTGAGAAGAAAAAGAAGTAGTATGTCTAGAGATTTAAAGAATCCGTTAGGTATGTCTAAGTTCGGCACTAAGCCTATGTGTAAGAAAGGGATGAAGGCTTATGATGCTTTCAAGAAGAAAGGTCATTCTCCTCAAGCATCTAATAAGTTAGCATCTAAGGTTTGCAGCAAATGAAATCAACAGGTTTAGGCGATACGGTAGAGAAGATAACTAAGGTTACGGGCATAAAGGCTGTCACTGAGGCTATTTCTAAGGCTACGGGTAAAGATTGCGGCTGTGGTAAGAGAAAAGAAACATTAAACAGGGTATTTCCCTACATAAAAGAAGATAAGTAATGGCATATCAAAAACTACAAGCGGGTAGAGCTCTAGCTGTGATACCAAGTGATACGGTTAACATACCTAACGTGGCTGTTGTGGCTAAGGCGGGAACAACTACGGGAGCTAATACGTTAAGTCTTATTGACTCGACGGGTAACTTCATTGTAAACAGAGTAAACGTGGGTGACATTGTGTACGCGGGAACGGTAGCTGCTAAGGTGACTGCTGTATCTAATGCAACTACACTATTGGTAACTATCGCTGTACCTGCTGCAACGGCATACACGGTCTATTCACAGAAAGACAACCCTAGTAATGGTTGTGTGTTGTATTGTGGTGGAACGGGTAACGTTGACATCATGACAACCGGTGGTGATATTGTATCATTAAAGGGCATGCCTGCGGGTCAATTTATTCCTGTACAGGTTTTAAGGGTAAACGCTACCTCTACTGCTACTAACATTATAGCTCTTTGGTAAAAACATGCAAATATCTATATCTAATGTAATACAGGTAGCTAGACTGATAGGTCAAGGAACGATTATTCCAATCATAAAGGCGTGCCTAAAGATGTGGCTTGACTTCACTAAGTCTGACGTCATAGGGGAGGAATTGGTTATTAATGGTGATTTTAGCGATGGAATTACAGGGTGGAGTGTAGCATACCCGAATACAACGCTATCTATTAATGATGATGAACTTAGAGCTACTGCTAATTCAAATGGTGCGTATGGCGTATCTCAAGAGTTAAGCTTAAATAATGGCTCTACTTATCAAGTAGTTGCAACTATTAATGTAGATAGTGCTTCAGGAGGAACAGCTAATTTAAGAGTCGCAACTAATTCAAACCTTAGTGTAGGAGCTATAACTTTATATCAATCCACAGGAACAATTACAACTACATTTGTAGCAACTTCAAGCACTATGTATATAGGTATTGCTGATACTGCTAATGATTCTAATAATTATGTAGAGATAGACAACATAACAGTAAAAGAAGTATCTCAATTCGTTAAAGACAAATCGACCAACTCGAACGATGCGAAGTTGTTTACAGGTAAGGCTCTTAGTTTTGGTGGGAATGATTATGTTGATTGTGGTGTTGTTGATACAATAAATTCAGATGTAGTATCTGTAGCTTTTTGGTCTAAGGTAGATTCAGGAGCGAATATGCTTAATTCAAACATACTTGGTAGTATGACCTCAGGCGGCGCTTGGGGAACTTTATTGGTTAGGTTTTCAAACAACACTACATTTAAGGTGCTATGGAATAATGCTTACTCTAAGTCCGTAACAATACCTGATGTTAGAGATGGCGCGTGGCATAGATACGTAGTGGTACGTAGTGGTTCGGGGTCTAATTTATCGCTTGATATATATATAGATGGAGTTTCTGTCTCTACTACAAGTTCTATTACTACGGTTGTAGGAACTTACACATCTAATTTTTCAATTGGTAGAGGTGGTGATTATAACGGTGGCTACCTTAGAGGTGAAGTCTCTGATGTAGAAGTTTACGATGCTAAACTAGAGTTTGACGATGTAGTTTTCGATTATAACAACCCTAACCTTCTCGTAACGGACAACCCTGATACGACTTTAACCTTATCGAATCTATCGGCTTACTACGCTTTAAGTGAGGGTAGTGGTTCAATAGCTTATGATAGTACAGGATTAGGGGCTGAGTTGGTTACTAATGGTGATTTTGAAGGTACAGATTGGTGGTCAATAGGAACTTATTGGGCTGTGATTGGTAACGGATTAGCGACTAGAACGGTGGTAGGTTCACAAACTAATTACTCACTCTCTAAGAGTGGTGTTTTCGTTATAGGTACATCTTATACTATTAGGGTCGTAATTAACGCTATTACTAGTGGTAATGTTAAGGTTAGAATTGGTGCAACTGATAGTCCTGAATATATATCAGAAGGTACTTACGTATTTACAGGTGTTTGTTCATCAAATGATGTTTTAAGAATAAGTCCATCAGATGATTTTAATGGCTCAATTTCTAATATCTCAGTAAAAGAAGTCAAAGCGGACGATGGTGACATTCTCGGAGCGACTTGGGTAGACCAACAACCTACCATCCCTCAATTGGGTATGCAGGATTGGAGTAAGGGGAGTAATTTGTATCTATTTAGTGAGCCTATAGCTAATGAGGGGGCTGCTAGTGGAGCTACCTACGAGAGTTTTACTTGGGGTAACACTTCAGGAGCTAACTTCACTAACTGCACAAGGTTTGGAGACAATTCAGTAGATAGATATAGATACGGAGCTACCGTTCCCTCTAGTGTTGATGCTACTTTATCGTTCTATATTATTATGGACGATTTAAGTGAACCAAACATAGGTATAAATAGCGTGTCAGGTGATTTCTCTATGGTTATAGGAGGAACAGTAGGGACTACGTTGTCCACTACTTCGACTAATGTAGGAGGTAATGTTTGGAGAGTATCCAAAACAGCAGATACTACTACTACTAATTTACCTAATAACGGAATAGTTAAATACACGACTCAATCAGCTAAAGGTTTTAGAGTCGTAGGGTGGCAAATAGAAGAATCCTTAATTCCAAACTCATACATCGGAACTAACGGTTCAGCTGCATCGAACGCTACACTCGTACAGAACCCTAATAACGTAGGGTTTGACGTCCTAGGTAATAGACTTAGGCTAAGAGAGGGTGGATTTAATTTGGATGGTAGTGGTTATGGTGAGGTGGATATGTCAAGTGACTTAACCGCTATAACGAATGGGTCAATTCAGTTTTGGATGAAGAATACTAAAACAACTTCATTTGTTTTATTTAACGAAACTTCCACAACAAATTACTTAGGTGCTTGGAATGGTAGTGGTGATTTCTACAATGACTCTGCTTCAGGTACGGTAACTCAATATGCCGATGATAACTCTACAGTAACTTCAACTAAGATAACCGATGGTGATTGGCATTTCTATACATTTACAGGTATAGATTTGAGTTTATTTGATAAGTTTCAGATAAGTAATTATTCAAACAGCTCTTCTATTTGGCTAGACTGTATAATCGACGATGTGATAATATACTGCGATGTACTAACGCCTGAAGAGATTTCATTTAACTACAACTACTTCTTGCCATTTAAGAGAGCTAACGTAGCATTTAAGGCTAGAGTATTAGCAGACGGAGGAACATTCGAGGCTGAGAGCTGTCTAATAGAAACAATAGATAATTTAGCATAATGGGTTTATTTAACAAAGCAAGTATAGTTATGACCCCAAACGGGGTTAAGGCGGGGAAGGT